AACTCAAGTATCACTTGACGGAAGGAGAGGTTATCCACAATCCACTGAGCTAGTTCTCCATTGGGGATACCGGGGATCTCAATGTCAGCTGCCATGCCTCTGGTGTGGTCTGAGGTCTTAGAGCCTCCTACCTTGGCATTAACATCACGATGACGGAAGCCAGAGCTAACGTGTACACCCATGTCAAAATGGTCCCTAATGGGCTGTAGGACGCACTCACACAGGATAGTTAGATTCTCTATTTCCTCTGCACGAGGTGTGTTGTCCATCCCAAAGCGATCTGCTGTGGAACTCTTAATCATCTCTGCAAGAGAAAAGTTAGTTGTTAGCTTCAAAGGTCAACTCCCTGTGCTCTCTGTGGTTCTAAAACAACACATGTTGTCTTATAGGCCTGTACGGTTTTATCCATCTGCATCAGTTTCTCAGCAACTTCGTTTTGAGCAGTGCAGTTCTTTACATCTGTAGTCAGCTGTCCTTGGTTAAACACACAAGCACCGCCAACGTAGCAGTAGAAGGCAATAGGCAGGAATATCATTTAACACCTACTTTCTTATCAATAATCTTCTCTAGTAAACCACGCATACCGTAGATCACCACCACCATACCAATAATTATGTACTGATACCAGTCAGGCATCTTAGCGATAACCTCAAAGCCTGCCAGTGCATACTTGTCCATGTCAGGAACAAAGGCCATAATCATGGGGATTAAAAAGACTAATAATAAGACTTCATCTTTCCAGCTCTTAGTCATCTGCTCCATAGCAAGCCTGTCTAGGTCATAGTTCTGTGCTTGACCTGCTTCTGCCATCTTAGTAGCACACAATGCTTTAGCAGCTTTAATATCAGCTTCTGCTTTAATAGTAATTAACTTAGCTTCTGTTTTAGCTTGTGTTTCTTCCTGCTTACCTTTAAGCCACGTACCGCCTAACTCAATTAAACTCCCTATTACAGGTATCATATTTGTCCTTTGGTTGCAATAAACCAGATAACAGCAGCAATAATGATTACACCAGTCAGTACTGATATAATAATAAGACCCCCGTTAATCCATGCCCATAGTGCTTCTTTACGTTTAATCTGGGCTAAGACCTCTGCTTTAGCTGCTGCATCACGCTTACGTTTAGCTTCTGCTTGGAAGGCTAACCAGTCATCCCAAAGGCCAGCTCTACCCTGATAAATGAATAGCTCTTGTAGAGCCTTCTCATGTTGCTTAATCTGCTCAAGGGCAAAGAAAGCTTCTGAATCTGACCCTGATGAATTAGCCTTCTTTGAAAGCTCAGACTTAGAATCAAAGAACTTAAAGATGTGCTGACCCGCTGCCATGATGTCCCCACCGTTGGCTATAGTCTCCTTAATGACACCAAAGGCAGCGTTGGCAATTGCCAGTTCAGCAAGCATTATCTATTCCAATATGTTAAAAGCCATGTAAGGAAACCACCAGCAATAGAGGCAATAGTCATACCCATCCAGAACCCACCTTTGCTTTTGTTAGCCAAGGCCAGTAGCTCCTTGATGTCTGTCTCCATGCTCTCTACTTTACAGGTTAAGTTCTCAACCTGTGCTGTCAGTCTCCCATATTCTACGGGGTCTATGCTTCCCATTTATCACTCCACAGGGTCAGCTGATTCCGGTGTATTACCCTCTGCCAGCCACTTCAGGTACTCTTGGTAGTCTGTGTTGGCGGGGTCGAAGGGGATGAAGGCGTTGTCAGCAATACGCTTGATTATGTTTTCAACAAGACTGCCTTCTTTATTTTTAAACTGTTGGTACATGGTTAAAGCTCCGATGTTGCAGTAAAGCTTCTTAACACCGCAAGCGCTGATGTTGATGAAACATTTGTATATGTCTGAAAAGATTGGACACCAATAAATTGATTTCCTTGTCCTGATCCTGTACTCCACACTACTGAAATTGTTGGTGTTGCTCTCATTGGAACAGGGAAAAACGGTGCGGCATTTCTATAAATATCAGTCCCAGAAGAAGGAAGCCCAGAGGAAACTGAACCGCCACCACCTACGTTTGCGTAGTAATACCGCTGACACCTGCGAAGCATCTCGCCGTAATCAACGTTTTCAAAAGGTGTTGCTACGCTTCCTGCCTCTAGCTGTACGCCTGTGATTTGCCATGTTGCGTTTGCAGTGCCCATTACGTTGACAGAACCGCTAAGATAATAATTACTAGAGTTAGTCCATTGGTCAACTGTAGAAGTGCCGCTTGACGCACCTAATCCAAATATAAAAGAGATTCCAGTTCCGTTGTTGGTCAACCATGTACCAGATGTATCACCGGGGACTGTGACCGTCTTAGTTTCCCAAGTGTTCGGCGCACTGATTGTGTACGTGGTTACGTAGGATCGGTTTGCCGACGCATTTCTAAAGGCAACCGAAAACGTGCCCGTCAGTGACGATTTAACACGGAACGAAGCCGTAATTGCTTGAGCATTCGCAGTGCCCCAACCCAAGTCGGCAGTGTTATGACCTTCAATGTTTTGCACCACCTGTGCATAGGCTGGCGTTGTTCCAGTGCTGGTGTTAGTAAACAAAAGGCTGTTTGTAAAACCCTCTGGTGCATCGGTTGATTGCTGAATGCTTGGCAATGTAGAACTATTTTGAAGAAAGTAAAAACGATCTGTAATGTAAGTGGCGGATTGAATGCTTGGAGTCACACTCGCCCCAGCGTTCCTCTGGTCAATCCGCATATCTCCGTTGATGATGCGGTTGCGCCCAGCCATGTTTGACTCGGTAGGTGTGTAGCTGTTTATGGTTGCTGTGTTGCCACCTGCTGCGTCTGTGATGGCGTTTGTTGCTAATGTACTCATGGCTTGGGGTACTCCTGTTTCACTGCGGCAATCTCAGCTTTCCAAGCGTCAATGCCTTCGTGGTAGATTGTGTCTAGCTGGTCAGCGATGCTTGGGTATGCTGTTGCACGGTCATACTTGTATTGTTCAGGGTCAACCCAAGAGTTAACAGCGTCCATGTCAATAGTGACTTGGTTGCCGTCTGCGTCAAATGCACCAGCGCTCTCGTCATATATAACTACATTTGGGTATAGTTTAGATAATGCTTTGAAGTTCATGCCGCAATCTCCATAACTGTAATTGATGAGGCGGCTCTTGAATCGACGGCATCTCTGTCTGCATTTGTTCTATTTAAATGCACATAGTCAGGCCCAGAGGCTGCAAGTGCAATAGAGTAAGTTACAGCGGCTGTCGTGGCGGGACTATCTAAATACACACCAGAAATCCTTTGAATAAAATAGTCGCTAGATGTAAAAACCTGTGCTAATGCACGGGGGCGGCTTCCTGCCGCGTCTCCAACATAAATAGCAGAGCCATTTTTTCTTAAATAGACCGTTGCCGCTGCGGCGCCACCAGTACCAACTCCCGCATCGCATAACACCAAAATTTTACTAGATGCGCTAGATGGGGTTATAGTTACTTGGATAGGTGCGCTCGGTGTAGTTGAGTTTGTAGACCATGCGTCTGTTTTGACTGTTTGAACAACCTGCAACACCTTACCCACACCAGCACCACCTTGTAGCGCCATTGTCCCCGCCTCATCAGGCAACACCAATGTTCGGTCGGTATTTGTTGCGGGCGAGGCTAAGGTGAATACCCCAGTTCCTGTTACCGCCCCTTGAATTGCTACTTTAGACATTAGATGCCTCCTTTGGATATTTTGCCTTAACTGTTTGGACTTTAGCCAGCATTGCGGCGGCTTCATTTCCACCTTTCCACAAGGCATCTAGTTGATCGCCGATGGGTGGGTATTCGGATGCTCGTTGTTGTTTGTATTGGTCAGGGTCAACCCAAGCGTTAACAAGGGCTAGGTCAATAGAGACTTGGTTACCGTTTGCGTCAAATGCACCAGCACCGTCATCCACTGTGACCACTTGCGGGTAAAGTGCGTAAATTGCTTTGTGGTTCATGCTGCTATCTCCATAAGTGTAATCTGGCTTGTTCCACCGAAGTATAGGTCAGTGCTTCTAAGGTTTACATATCCAGTAGCGCCAAGAGTATTTATTTGAATTTTATATGTGGTTGCTGATGTTGTAGCTGGAGAATCTAAAAAAGTAATTGGCACAGAAATAAATGAATAATTTGTTCCATAAGGCATGGTGGCTGTTGAATTAACAGTAGCACTTGTGCTTTGGCAAATATTGCCAGAGTTTCTCATTAAATTAATTGTGAAATTACCATTAAGCGGGTTTCCAACGCTGAGAGTAGCTACGACAAGTATTTTGCTCGATGAAGATGTAGGTGTAATAGATACCGACAACCCAGTCACATCAACATATCCGTCTGTTGAGGAACTAAAGCTGTCTGTTTTAACGACCTGCACAACCTGCAACACACTACCCGCTGGCATATCCGCAGAGGAAAACTGCGCCACGCTATCTAAGGCTGGCGTTGTAATGCCCGTTGTGCCATTTAAAACTATACTCATATAATCTCCTTAAAGAACTAACCAGCGTGAGCCAGTTGGTACTGTTACTGTCGCGCCAGAGTCAATCGTAATTGGCCCAGTGCTCATAGCATTCTTACCACTTGTGATAGAGTAGCTATTAGTCACTGTTTGACCATTCTCGTAAAAAACATCATCAGTAGCAGCACCAGTAGCGCCCCCACCCACTTGAACAACAGAACCACCACTGTTCTTAGTGTACATCTTCCTATCTTCGACGTTTAACGCCAGTTCTCCTACAGCTACATCTTCAGTAGCTGGAACAGAACCTGATGTGGTACTGTTCTTAATAATAATCGTGTTAGCCATTAGTATGTTCCTCCATTAATGGTCGAAGTCCATGAAGCATTAGTTCCATCTGTTGTTAAAAAAGTTCCTGCATTGCCAGTTTGACTAGGTAGTGAATCAACATCAGCCCAAGAAGCTGCTGTCCCGTCTGTTGTTAAGTATTTACCAGTGTTGCCTGTTTGAGTAGGTAAGGCATCAACAGTAGTCCACTCGGTATCGTAATCAGTAGCGCTTGCTTTGGTTAAAACCTGACCAGTCGTGCCGCCAACAACAACACCAGCCCCTGTTGCACCTGTCTCGCCCTGAATACCCTGTATACCTTGGATACCTTGGATACCCTGAGCACCAGTGTCTCCTGTTTCACCTTGGATACCCTGTATACCTTGGATACCTTGGATACCTTGGTCACCTTGAGGGCCTTGGTCACCTTGGATGCCTTGAGCACCTGTATCACCAGTGTCACCTTGGATACCTTGGATGCCTTGAATACCTTGTATGCCTTGGTCACCCTGAATACCTTGGATGCCTTGATCGCCTTGTGGCCCTTGAGCACCAGTGTTTCCTGTTATACCTTGTACCCCTTGAGGCCCTTCAGGAATAACAAAAGCTAGTGCCTGTGCTCCAGCAAGACCACTAATAGTTACTGAGGCGTTTGTTCCTACGGCTCCAGTGGTGGTAGAGTTAACAGTAAGTCTGGAAGCGTTAGAAGCGTCTACAACCGCTTGTTCTGCTTCTGTAGCGGCGGTCTCAGCACGTATCGTGAGGGCTGTAACAGCCGAGATGGAAGCATCGTTTGTTGCATCTCCACTCCCCCCAACGCCACGGTAAATAGCCATTATTTAGTTCCCTTAGGTTTAGTTTTTATGGTCTTTACAGGAGGACTCTTTTGTACTTCTTCTTCTATTACTTCTTCGTAGTCTTCTTGCAAACGAACCTGTTCAATGTCATATTCATTATGAAATTCTACAAAATTACCACTCTGTTTACATCTAAATTTAGCCATAGAATCTCCTAGTTCATTTAGTCCCCTCTTAGGAAGAGACTAAAGGAACGGGGCTGCTCATAACAACCCCGCTGTTCTACTTAGCTATCAAGCAGCCATTGCGATTGCAACAGCGGCTTCATCACGCAGCTCTTTTACGCCATACAGCATGTCAGAGGTGAACAATGTTGCCAAGTAGTCTTGCTTGTACTGAGTCTGTGCGCGAACGCCCATCTGCTCTGCCAACACAAAAGCGTCCTTGTGGAACATCATACCAATACGAGCATCGCCAGTAGCGGTCTCGCAGTTGGTAGAAACGTAAACCTTCACGCCATAGACGTTACCAATTTGACCGTTACGGATAGTGTTGTTAGAACCAACGTCACCCACAAAAGCTTGCTCAGTGAAACGAGCCAAACCCATCATCACGTTACGAGCTACAGGGGGCAGGACCAAACAACGATTGTCCATAGGCACGTCTGCATCATCCAACGTCTGGATAACCTTACGGATACCAGCGTCAGTGATTGCAGCTTCGTTACCGCCCGTGTACAGGGTAGTACCGTCAGAAGCGATAACAGCCTTGTCATAAGCAATAGTACCGTTACCACCTTGAGCACCACGGCCCAATTGAATCAGATCGGTATCTACTTGACGAGCCAAAGCGTAGCCAGCATCAGCAGTATAGAACTGACGCAATGAAGACAGAGCTTGGGTCTCTGTAATGTCTTCAATAAAGCGGCTGTACTCATAGTGCTTGTTAACCAACACTTGGATTTCGGTCTCAGCGTCTGCTTGGATCGTAACTGCGGTTGCAGCTGCTTTCACAGCGGCGTTGCCACGAGTAGGCTTAGGGATGTGCAAGGTATCGCCCTTTTTGCCCTTGAAGGACATCTTAGAGACGAGGTTTGCCATAACGAGGTTTTGCTTGTAGGCTGCGATGATTTCGTCAGACCACAATTCTGGGATAAATACACCAGCGTTTGCTTTGGTTACTACACTACTTGCGCCGCCGGGATATGCTGCTGTTGCCATAATAATTTCCTTTTAAAAATGTTTTATTTAACTCGACCTTCGGAATAAGCTCTCATGATTTCATCAGAAAGTGCTTGATACCGATCAGGGTCTCGTCGCATGAGTTCAATGATGTCGGAGCGTCGGTATGTCTTCTTAGAACTCTCTCCAGTGCCTTTGCTGCTTCCGGTACTAGCGGCTTTTATTGCCTGCTTACGGGAAACCTTCTCAACATCAGCGGTCTGTTGTACTACATTTTGTCTTTCTTTCCATGTAGATAACAGTTCACTGGCTGCGTCAAAGTCAAACCGTTGATCAGCACGGACATATAGCTCTTGGCGAACCTTACTGTTCATCACCCAGTCTTGAAACGAACTACTTTGTATAATGTCCGTATAATCAGGATGACTTGCTTTAAGGTTGTTTAAAGCTTCTGCCTTTTGCATTCGGGACGCAAGCTCTTCAGCTTGACGTACCTTAGGGTGCTTATCAATAGCTCTTGCTACAGCTGCATTGGGATCGTCATAAAAATCGATCTCTTCTTCTTCGACTTTAGGGGCTTGTTGTGAGATGGTTTGGGCGCGAATGTAATCATCTACTACTTTACGAAGTTCTCCAACTTCACTCCCTTGCTTACCCATAGCCCTTTCGGCCTCTTGGTGCATACGAACAATGTCTTTAACAGATTTGTTCTTATACTTCTCAGGAATATCGTCTTCATCTTCGTTTTCGTAAGAATCAGCGGTTTGCTCCTCTAAGGAATCCTCTGTTTCTGTGTCGAGGGTGTCGAATTGCTCGTCCTCGGTTGCTTGAGATGTATTCTCGTCTTCATCAATAAATGTTGCCATATTGTACTCCGTGCTCTAAAGCATTGTGGAAAAGAAACTAGTGCTTGTGCGTTAAGCGGCACCTTTTTGTTCTGCTTTAATCTTCTCAGCACGTTTTCGTTCCCATTGCATTGCTGCTCCGGGAAAGTCGCCAGTAACGCCCTCAAGTTTTACCATTGGCGTGCTTATGATTCTTTCAGCAGTTTTGTCACAGATCGGACAGTGGGTTGCCCGGCAAGCCGAGTCCACTAATTTGTCTGACAAGTGACCGTCTTCGCAAACAAACTCAAATATACGTCTAGCCATTATCTTCCTCCGATGCGTCTTCATAACTATTTTTTATGGTAGACTCATAAGAGAGGATACGGTTGACAGCTTCAAGTTGTCCACGTCGATACCACAGTTGTTTCTCGTCTGAAATGGTTAGAATGTCACCAAGCACATCAGCGTTTCCTTTGATGTCCTCAATGAAGTCTTTCCACCCATCTTGAGTAAACAGTTGTAGTAAATTTTCGTAATAATCTTGTAATTCTTTATTCATCTCTTTGTCCTTTCGTATTAGGAGAGACCCTGTGTATATTATACCACACTTTTACTGTTTTGTCAAGCTTTTTTATTCATCATTTGCATTGTGGCTATTCGCTCATTGCTAACAATGTCACGTTCTTTTAGCATTAGCTCAGCAATCTTAGCTCGTTTGGCAAACTCATCCTCATCTGCGTTACCTTCTTGAAGGTTAGTAGAGAGGGCTGCTGCCAGTTTAGCTTTGACCACTTCAGGCTCCAATTGAGCCTCTATGGCGTACTTTTGTGCCTTAGCCTGTGTTTCAGCCACCTGAGCCTGCAAAAGCTGCATCTGGAGCTGTGCCGTTTGCATCTGCATTTGCATCTGTTGTTGCTGCATTTGCTGCTGCTCAGGGTTAGGCTGAGAAGATTGCTTCATTTGAGCCATTAGCTCCTCACGGTTAGATATACCCATGTTATCCACAACAGCTGAGATCAGCATGGGGTAGATTGGGTTATCTTGGCCTACGGTCTGCAAGAGTTGTACAAGTTGTGTTACCTCATACTCACGAGCAATAACACCCAATGATGATGAAGGTATAAACTTATAATCGCTAACGGGATAATTATCTGGATCAAATTGCATGTACCTCCACGCTGTCTTCTCAATCATGGGGATTAGGAAGGATTCTTGGAAGTTAATCAAGGTACGCTTATGACGCTTGATAATTGCACCCAAAGACATGGATACAGCCCCTGCTGCTGCTTCACCGTTAATACTACCGGGAATACCAGCGGCATCTACAGCTCCTGTAGCCATCTGAACCATCTTCTGCAAATCAGCCGCCTGAGCGAAAGTCACTTGATCTAGGTTACCAAACTTAAAGGGCTGGAGGATCTCCGCAGGGTTACCGTTGGTAAGGATAGTCTTACCGGGACGGACTTCTAACTTAGCGCCACGGGGCATACGAGAGGCATCCATGGCAATCATAGGATGCACTGTAAGCGCTAAGGCATCAATACGAGCACGTAACTCAGCATCCAAAGCCTTCTGGCTGTTATAGCCCTTCTCGCAGATACCACGGCCCCAGAAGCGACTTGGGACCACATCCCAAGGGAAAGCCACTACAGGGCGGTCCTGCATCATGTAGGGGTTTTCTTCAATCTTCAGAAGCTGACCGCCATTGGCAACAACAATGATTACCTCAATGTAGCCTTCATTCTTATCATCGTCATCGTCTTCTTTAGAATCATCTGTTTCTAAGTCAGACATTTCGTCTTCTTCTGAATCGTTAAGAGCAGCCGTGTACATGTGCTTAGGAACTAAACCATAGTAACGGGTTAAACGTACCTTATCGTCTTCATAGGCCGTTATGTCTTTATCTGCTTCCAGATCAGTATCTGTATCAGCATCTTCAAGCTCAACATCGTTATAAATGCCAGATTCAATACCTTGCTGTACTTGGTGCTTAGGCACAAACTCATCAATTATGACACCCATAGCGTCTTCAATGGTTGTAGCCACAGGATCAATCAAGAAGTTCTGAGGAAGCACAGGACGCAGTTTAACAACAAAGCGATCACTAATGTTTACACCCACGGCCTGCATAGCACCATCCATAAGAGGCTGGGTAGCAGGTTTCATTTCCTTGACTTCTTCTAGTACTATTTCAGCACAACCAGTACCAAAGACTGCGGAGTTAATAAGACATTCTGCCACAGCGCGACGGGTCTTTGTAAACTTAAAGTCCTCATCTAACTGGTTCTTAAGATATTCAACGTCACCTTTTTGCTGATCATTGCGGTCATCTTGAATGTCAAACCACTTACCTCGACCAAAGGTGGCCTCTTCTACCTCAGCGACAGCACTTTCGACCGCCTGTTGTAGGGCAGGGGAGATCAGACGTGAGCGCTCTGAGTCACGGGTCTTGTCCTCTGCTGCCCAGACACCACGCCAGAGGCGATAGTACTCGTCAAACTTGTCTTTATAGTTGGTATTGTAATGGTCGCGCCAGCGCTCGGCCTTGTCCATCACCCATTCTTCAACCTTAGGTTCCATGTATTTTTTATCGTCGTCCATTACATAGCTTTCTTAGCGCGACTGTTGCGTTTTGGCAACGGACGTGGTGTTTTCTTTAGGCACTTACCTGCTGACTTACATTTAGCAGGAGTAGGGCAACCGGGGCATGGTTTAAAACTCATTGTTTACCTTTCTAGTTTAATTAACATTTCCACTTCTTGAGTGCTAATGCTTTACGAGTAGGACTTCCGTCCGGTTTCTTCATAGGTCCTTTAACACCGCCCATACGAGCACAGAAGGATTTCTTACGAGCACCACCCTCAGGCTGTGGACGCTTAAGGTTACTACCTGTGGCTGCATTGATTCGCTTACGGCCTGACTCTGAAAGACCGCCTGTGGGATTCTTGTCCTTCTTGGTAAGAGAAATCTTCTTATCAGCCATTTTTGGCCTTCTTGGCTGTCTTAGCAGCCTTTTGGAACTGTTTAGCCGTAGGAGCACCCTTTGTACCGGGTGTTCTCATTTTCTCTTTACTACCCGCAGCTATGCGCTTACGTTTAGCATGGATATTTGCATAAAGTCCGTTTGCCATCTTACCACCCCGCTACTGCGTCTATAGGTTCCCAATCGTCTTCTTCAAAGTCAGCGACATAGGATACCTTTGCCAATTGTTCGATATACGATAACGAGTCTACCAAGTCATCATGTACCAGCTTATTTGGGAATTGAAACAACTGGTCCAAGAACTCGTTATTCCAATCACCTTTGTTTAGTGTTATGTAGCCATTCTCGAAACGACCTTGTAAAGACCAAACAACCCTATCTGTCTTCTTCTTGTTACCATGGGCCAGCTCATCAACTCTAAAGAATGTCTGAGAGCGTCTCATGATGTCACTAAGGTATGGCATAACGGCCTGTCGTGCAATACCCTTCTCAATCCCTACAGCGTTTGGTTCGTACTTCTTGACCACATCAAAGATCTTCTTAGCGGTCTTCTTTACGTCCCAACGACCATAGATAATTTCCTTGACATACCACCCCTTCTCGTTTGCCTTTACAACGGCAATAGAGGTGTTGTCTAGACGCTTGTTTTTAACTCCTGTAGAACCTTCTTCTTCAAAGCCTGCCAAGTCAATTGCAATGTAGTAGTCGCCAGACTCAGGTTCATCTTCATCGAACTTAATCCACTTCTCTTTGAATAGTTCGCCTCCAGCAGCCTCGAAGGATGCCATAAATTCCTGCCGGAACGAGAATGAGGACATACTCTTTTTTGCTGCTTCAATTTCATTAGGGTCTAGTAAGGGGTTATCAAAGGAAGTAAAGTGGAATGCGCTAAAGGTTGGGTCTTCGCCTCGAAGGCCATGTTGATATAAATCATAGAAGTGGTTACGACCCATAGGGGTACCAATGAACAACGCAGAACCCTTCTGGTCAGCTAGAGCAGGCCTAAGGATCTGTTCCCAGACCTCTGGCTTCATGTCAGCATACTCGTCCATCACCAAGAACTTCAACGACACACCACGCATGGTCTCTGGTCTATCAGCACCCTTGAGGGAGATTGTAGCTCCATTGACAAGCTTAAGCTGTAGGTTGTTAATGTGACTACCTTGGATAACCGGATGGCCTACCTCTAACAATGTCTGCCACATAATGTCACGGGCCTGCCCTTGGGTCGGTGCGACATAAAAGACATGCCCCTTCTCAGCTTGTAGGGCATTAACAATAAGAAGATATGCTGCTAGACGAGACTTACCTGTACGCCGACCAGCGGCTACGACCTTAAATCGATGCTCATCATTCCAGACCTCTTGTTGCCAAGGGAGTAGTTTAATTTGTAGATCAGACATCTTTAATTTCTATATCAGTTACTTCATCGACAGTCTCTGGCTCACTTACGCTGGCTCCTAGACCTGTGATGTTGATCTGTATAGCAGACCTACCACCTTGCTTAACAACTTCTTGCTCAAAGGCCGACACAGGGATAATCCTATCTACGACCAACTTCCAAGCAGCAGCTTGATTCTTATGTTCGTTATCTAGAGCAGCATCAAAGATGGCATCTAAGACCTTCCTTGACTTTGGGCTAGACAACATCCTAGCTTTATATTCGTTAATGATTGCAGCATCACCTTTAGGGCGACCTACAGCATTACGTTTAGTATTAGCAGACAACTCATTCTTTGGTGGTCTACCAATTTTTCTTTTTATTTCTGACATTAAAGTCTCCATAGTTATCTTAGGAACTCCTAAGGCTATACACGAGTATTTATACTTTGGTTAGTGTTTGTTAATAACCAACATAAAGTATCATCACTATGTGGTGTATGGGTTTCTCGTGTTTGTGTCTCTATATACCTTATATTATAGCACAAAAATCCTTATTTGTCAAGTGTTTTCTACTCTGTCCCTAATTAAACCTTAGTTTAGTACCATTTAAACAACAGTTTTTCTTTAGAATACATAAGCTTATATTACTTTTAGTATATAGAGGAGTTTCTTTAGTTTCTTTAGGGTCTAAAGGAGACTTAAGGGGCCAATGGAGGACTTAAGGGGCCAATGGGATTCCAAATTACCCTTATTTTGTATCTGGGCGGGTACAGCTAAAATACAACATAGGCTGTCCCCTCCCCCGGGGGTCCAAAAGACCCTACAGAATACTCAGGAACACACTACATTGGTACTACATCAGTCTACATCAGTACTACCAATGGTCCAATGGACCCATAGGAGGCCGTAGGAGGCCGTAGGAGCCATCGGAGGCCATGGGGTAGGGGTAGTCCTAGGGGTAACGTGTGTGTGTCGCAGTGGGACCCCATTAGTCCCCATTGGCCACCATTGGCCACCATCAGTACCCATCAGTCACCATCAGTTAGCAGGACCTAGGCAGCACTTAATACCCCTACTGTCACCAGTGTCAATATTCCGACAGTAGGTGTCAATAAACCGTCAATAAGTGTCAAAAAATTGACAGTTTAGGGGCCTAGTGTCAAAATATTGACAGGGTCCAAGGGCCTAAAGTAATACTCAAGTATGCAAAAAGACTATCTTTAGGAGTTGGCATGGGGTTTGCTTAGGTGTTGTCATACAAACCACCAAGGGAGACACCATGGAAATTATCGTAACCATCAAGAGTAACTATGGCACTGAGACAATCTACCCCTCATGTCTCAAGGGTCACATATTCGCAGAGATGGCAGGCACCAAGACCCTGACCCCGCAGGCCATCAAGCTTATCAAGGCCTTAGGCTATACTGTGTCAGTCGCAGGTCCTGCAATCAAATCACTGTAAAGGATAACCATCATGCAAACTAAACAATTCGGCACCCTTATTGGGTCCTATGGCAAGGGCATCACAGGCAGTGCCACAGTCAACTTTACGACCAGTGGCGGCAAGCACTGTGATGACTCATGCCCTCTTAAGGGTAACGGGTGCTATGCCATCACAACGGAGGCCATGAAACCTTCCATCACGATAAACCTAGAGCGCAAGCAGGAAGGCATCAGTGACTACCTACAGGCACTGGTGACCCCTAAGGCACTGTCCAAGCTTAAGGCGGCGCCTTGGGTCCGCTTTGCGGCCTTCGGATCTATCCCTGCCCCTCATGAGTTGACCTTAGAGGATTTCGGGAACCTTCGGACCCTTGGAGCCTCATTGGACCATTCACGGGTCCACTGGCCCACGGAGACCATAGCGAAGGCCGATATGCTTAAGGTCGCAGGGTTCACCCCAAGGGTCTCAGTGGCTACCAATGTTCACCATCTGCCCGATGTAATCAAGGCAGGCCATGTAGCATCCTGTGCCGTGAAGGGTGACAAGCTTGCAAGAGGCAAAAACAAGCGGTCCCATAGCGCACAGGCCATCACCTTCATGCGGGACCTGAAGGCCCAAGGTATCAACGCCAAGGTGTGTCCTGCTGTCGCAGGGAATGCCAAGTGCGGCGCCTGCACTGCCTGTGCGGATAAGGCGGTACAGGTTATCGTTTACCCAATGCACTAAGGAGCACACACCATGTCATCAAACCAAAAGTTTAGGGTCTACTGTACCCTTAGAGCCCTATTGATACAGAACCATCACGGCCTACTGTGCGAGAGCCTACAGCAGAACCTTGAGGACCTTATAAAGGCCTTTCCTAAGCTTGCCAATGAGGCCAGTGAATCAGTTTATTGTCAAATACACGACGTATAAGGAGCACACACCATGAAGTACACCAAACCGATTAACATCCAAGGCCTAGGGACCCGTGCCCTGCGAAGGGTCCAAGTGGGCCAGTGGGTCACAGCAGGCGAAGGCGGCCCCCTTGGGCGCTACCTTGGATGTAAGAAGTCGAGGACCCTCATTGTCGTCGTAGGGTGGCATGAGAACGCCAAGCGCTACCCCGAAGGTCCTACGGCCTACTGGCAAACCCTGCGCGACTATGCACTAGGAGAATGAACCAATGAAAGTCTACGTATATTTTAACCTCCATAAACGATGCTTCAGTGTCAAGGCACTGGAAGGGCAGGCCAAGGGCCTAGTGATTGCCTATGCCAACGATGTGGTGCTATTTGACCCTGTGTTCAAGGTCTCGAAGGCAGGCAGGGAGAGGGTCCTACGTGAACGGAAAAAGAATGTCCATGCAGGCGTTGTCGGTGACTGGGACCCTGCACAGTACAAGCCTGCGCGTACGGTAGAACTATGGGCCACTGGTGGACGTGAGGTCACCTACAACCCG